CTTGTTCGTATGGTTGCTTTTTCTCTTTCTCTTTGTGATGCTGCACTTGCTTGTACGCTTTCAAAACCTGGAAGCCCTACTGTTAGTGGTGAGAGTCCTATGTTTGTTAGTATGCGTCCGTATGTGTCTGCTATGATTTTATCGTATCTGTCTACTCGTATGTCAGGTTGTAAAACACTCACAAACTTTCTTATATCAAATGTGTCATCTTCCATGTCGTTACTTGTTATTTCTTGTACCGTTTGATTCCTGTCAAATTTGTAAGATTTGCCGTTTATATCTCTTGGTATGAGTTTACTGTTAACAAACTTAGTAGCGATCGCATTTGCGACTTCTAGTTCTGTCTGTGATAGTAAATCGTCCAGTGTATGGAATAATGACTGCACGCTTGTAAAGTCTGACTCGCCATATGGTTTTTTTGGGAAGCGTGAGTTATGTCCTGTGTTGTTTTTTAGTATGGCTGGCAAAAATGTTAAATTATAATTTGTTTCATATTCTTTGTATTTTTCTGGTAGGTCTACTTCTTGCTTGTCTTTGTATGCTTTGTATTCTACTTGTAGTTTTCCGTTCTCTAGGTAGTATTTTTCTCTTACTTCTATTTCGTTTTCTTCTCCTGCGTCTTCTTTAAAATGAAAAGTAATTGATTTGACTCTACCTCTTTGTGTTTCGCATGTTGCGTTAAATGGAGACACTACTTCTATGATCGGTTTATCTGTAAGTTCTAAGTCGTGGCATATTTTAAAGAATACATAACCACTCCATGTTTCTGTGCTAATTGCTTCTTGCAATAAATCTTCGAAGTTGTTTTCTTCTAGTATCTCTTTGAGTCTTTCTACTTGTTCTTCGTCGTCGTTTACATTGACTTCATAACCGTTTCCTGCTATTAAATTGACAATCGCTTGTGTTGCTAGTTTTGGTAGTCCACTGTGTACTCTTGGTACATCTTTGCTAACTGTTCGCCAGAACTTAGTCTGTGCTTCTGCCACTGCGTACGGACTTCTTGCTGACTTTTGGTAGACATTATAAACCTGTTTGAAAAAGTATTCTAGTTCTTCTGGGTTTCCTCTGTACCACACTTGATTCTCTCTGAGTTCTCTTAGAAATGTGTCCTCGTTTTCAAATAAATGATTAAATTTAATTAGCTCGTAGTTTTTCACTTACTTCAGCCTCCTCTACTATAAACCATGCATCTTCTTTGTTTGCGTCAAATCCTAACTGAAACATTAACACTTTTTCTTCTGTTTTTTCTCTTGTGCCTATGTGTTGTATGGCGTACTGTTCTTTTCCCCATACTTTGTGTTCCTGTAAAAAATTTTTTAACTTCTGGAACTTTTCTGGTTTAACGCATAACTTTATGTATGGCATTATGTTTTCTTTAATCTTCTTTATTGTTTTTATGTTCTCTATCATGCTTCCCTCATTCTATAGCTCATCAGTCTATTCATTGCTGGTGTCAGTGCGTAATCTAAGGAGTCATTAAAGTCTATATTCTCTGTGCTGTCATCTATGTGTCCACCTTTTCCGTCTGCTCGTATCTTTGCTAGTGCGTATCGTTGGTTGTCTGCTTTCTCTGTAAATAATAATCTTTTCTGGTATAGCAGTTGTTGTTTCAATGTCACTCTCTCCTGTATGGTTTTTTTTATTGACCCACTGATGTTGATGCTTTTTATCAGTATGTTGTTTCTCAATGTTTTTATGAACAGTGGATCTGCTGAGTCTGGGTAAATGCCATCTATCTTTCTGTATAAACTTAAGTATGGCATAAACCATTTATTAAATTCATTAACTATGTCATTGTAGTCTGCTTCTTCGTCCACCATGTGTGCGTCTAACACAACGACTCTTTGGTATCCTCTTGTAATGCCTATAATTGTGAAGATCGTTTTTGCTGTTGATCCTATGTCTATGCCTATGTAAATCTTCTCAAAGACAAACGGTTTAATGTCATGAAATCTTACCCTGTTGCCTGTTGTTGTTTTGTCTATCCATATATCGTCTATGTATGGTGCATATAATAACCCCTCTGTGTATCCTCTAATTGCTATAATTTTACTGTTGTATTCAAATGAGCCGACTGGGTGTATGTTGTACATTGCTGTTATTTGTTCTTGTGTCATTATTGGGTTGTCGTCAAATTTAAAGAAATAGTAACTGTATGTATCGTCTTGTTCGCTGCTGTTTAATTCTGCCCATGTTTCTGCTGGTAATTCGTTTGCAAATTCTTCAGGTGGTCTTGCTTTGTTTAAGTAATTCTTGTATATAAGTTGGTCTGGTAGTCCTGCGTTTCCTGTCAAATACATAAAACCATTATCTCTGTATAATCTTGTAAATGCTTCCTGTATAAATTCGTCGCCTGCTATGTGTGCTTCTTCTATAATGAAGCCATGGATTCCGAGTCCTAGTATTTGTTTGTATCTGCTCTTGTTGTCGTACCCTACAAGGTAAACTGTTTTTATGCCTGTGGGTGTTTGCAGTTCTATTCTTGATCCTCCTGTTCCCTGTTTCTTGTATTCGCATACGGTTGGGAATAAATTTACAAATGATGCAGGGTTGTTAATAAACATTTTTTCTCCGACTGTTGTACTTGTTGCTGCTATTACGAACTGTGTTTTGCTTTTCTCTGTGTTAAACACTCTTAAATAAAACGCTAGCCCTGCTATAAATGATTTACTGCTTCCTGTAACCCCCTCTAGAAATATAACCCTGTTCCTGTTTTTTAATACATGCTTGTGCTTTTCTTGTAGTAGTATGTCGTTTGGTTTCATAGTTTGTTTGTTAGATTTTGTATTTGTTCTATGACTTCTTTGTTTGTATCAAGGTTTATTTCTTGTTTAGGTTCTCTTTGTTGTAGGTATTGTTTTCCTAACCACACCAGCATTGTTGTGTTTCCATTTTCTGCTGCTTTCCATTGTAATCTTCTCAGGCTACTTTTTCCCTGTTCGATTCCCTTTTTATAGATGCGACAAAACTCTTCATCTCGTTGTAGTGTTTTAGTGCTTATGGCTAGTATGCTTGCTATCTCTGCTTGTGTGCATTGTATTGTGGATAATTTTTCCACGAGTGCATAATCTATGCTTTTCTTTGGTCTTCCTCCTGCCATTATTCTTCGCCTCCGTATATGTCATCGTATGAGTAGATATCTCCGTTTCGTGTTAGCTTTACTTTGGCGTGTGGTCTTAGCTTCTTAAATCGTTTGACTATAACATCTACAAATCTTGGATCAAGTTCTATGTTGTATGTTTTTCTGTTTAGTTGTTCTGCTGCTACTAGTGTGCTTCCTGAGCCTGCAAATAAATCAAGGATGTTTTGGTCTGGTTTGCTACTGTTTTTTATCAGTCTTGCTATGAGTTTAATTGGTTTCATTGTTGGGTGGTCTACGCTTCTTGCTGGTTTCTTTTCGTCTATAATTGTTGTGTTTGTCTTCTGTGCGTATATACTTTCTACTAGCTCTAGCAGTTCGTTCTTTTTCATTTTGTGGTATTCTGGTTTTTTGTCTTCATCAAATACTGTTACATGTGTTCTGTCATCTATGAAGTAGTGTGCTGCACCGTCTTTCCATCCGTAGAGGCATGGTTCGTGTTTCCATTGGTAGTCTTGTCTTCCTATTACTAATGTGTTTTTGTTCCATATAAGTTGTTGTCTTGATTTTAAATTGTTGTTTCTTAGTGCCATTTCAAATTCAAAAACTGTTATACTTGCGTGCCATATATAGAATGCTGCACCTGGTTTCATGTTGTCTTTCATTTGCTTGAATGCATTTGTTAAAAATTCGATAAATTGAAACTCTGGCATGTAGTCGTTTTCTATGTGTCTATCTGAAAAGCCGTAGCCGTATTTGTTTATTGCTTCTGACTTGCTGCCGTAGTTAACATTGTATGGTGGGTCAGTCACTACTAGGTCTACTTTTGTGTCTCCTAGTAATTGTTCGTATGTTTCTTTCTTTGTGCTATCTCCACATATCAGTTTGTGTTCTCCGAGTTCCCATAAATCCCCCAGTTTGCTTTGGCTTTTTTTTGTTAGGTCTATGTCTGGGTTGTCCTCATAGACTTCTTCTGGTTGAAAATTTAATAAATCATCAAGTTCTTCTAATGAAAAACCTGTCAATGTTGCTTCTAGTTCTTCTTCTATACTTTTAATTTCTTCTTTTAATATTTTTAAATCAAAGCCACTGTTAAGTGTAAGTTTATTGTGTGCGATGATGTACGCTTGTTTTTGTTTGTCTGTTAAATGTGAAAGCCTTATAATTGGTACTTCTGTGTGTCCTAGTTCTTGTAGTGCTTGGTATCGTCCATGTCCCTCTATAATTATATCGTTTTCGTCTACTGCTATGGGATCGTTAAAACCAAACTCTTGGATGCTGTCTTTAATTTGTTTTATTTGTTCTTTTGGATGTAATTTTGCATTGTTTTCATAAGGTTTGATTAACCCTATGCTTACTGTTTCTATCTTCATTCCTCTTTTACCTCTGGTGAGTGTTTTTCCGATTTGTAGTGTTCGTCACTTTGTTACTTATTTTCTTC